TTATTACTTGGTACTGCAATACCAGATTTCATTTGTCTGATATTATCAATAAGTTCTTCTTTTGGGGTAACTACAAAGACGACAAACCTGTCACTAATTGTAATACCTTTATCGGCTTCTGTATAGGCCATAAAAGGCATAAAACCTAGACGGCCTTCTCCAGCAGGAATAAGACTGAATCCATTTTTAATTTTAATGGCTCCTGCGATTTCTTCTACATCACCAATAATTTCCTCACCCGAGGATAATCTAACTAGTTTCATTTTTTTTCTCCATTTTGGTATATTATATCATATTTAGACATGCTTGTAAACCCCTAGCCGAAAAAATCTTCAATAGTGTTAATTTCCTCTGTATTCCAGCCGATTGCCTTGAAGATAGGTTCGATAGGATCCAAGAATGTCTTTTCAAATTGTGTTTCATAATCTATATAGTCATGCAGTCCAAACTCTTCTGGCAGATATTGGGTAAATCCAATAACATTTTCTTTGATTGGATTTGGTGTTCGCAGATATACAAATTTGATTTTATCGCCATTACGAATAGGTTCAAACCTTTTGGTAATGCCTTTTTCTTTTATCTGTCTGTTGTGTAGTAGTGCCGCACGCACATGGATTGGCGTACCTTTCTTGTAAATAGTTTCGGCAGAAGAGTACTCTGTAACATTGGAAACGCCACGAGGAAAGGCAACTTCATGCGGTGGCAGTGTGGCAAAGTATTGTTTAAATTGGTCGATAGCCTTTTGGGTAAGTTTTTCGTCACCAGTCAGAATCACCTTGAATATTTCCTTTAGGGCCTCTCGGCAAGGAGCCGGTGTAGATGATTTGATGGCCTCAATACCCATGATTTTCATTTTAGGTTTCTTGTATCGGACACCCTCGTTATCGAACACATTTAGGATATATCGTTTCTTGGCCGTCCAGATACCACGGTCTGCGATGGCCTCACGTTTCATAACCATACGGTTCTCGATTCCGCCCATAGTGGCAAACAAGCGATCGTATGATTTCTGTAGGACTGGTTCTAGTTTTTCTTTGGCGACTTTGTCTAGGAAGTCCACTGGGTTGGCAGGATTGACTTGTTTTACCAAGTCCGACATATTTACATAAAGTGAATCTGTATCAATTGCGATGATGTAATCCTTATCTGTACCCATAATCTTGTTTAAGTATTGGTTAAGGGCAACTTCTGCCCATCTGATAGTGAGTTGGCCTGATAGAGTAATGGCCTCGGCGATTCTCTGATCGAAGAATCTGAAGTATCTGTTACCCATCGCGCCATAAAGTGAGTTAAGTAGAATTTTAATAGCCATCTGTTGATTTTCGGCGACGGCAATTCTTCGTTCTATGTCATACACTTTCTGTTTATCGGCAGAATCCACTGTTTGTAATTCTTGTTCGGCCTTAAGCATTTCTTGTTTTATGACTACCCTTTCACTGTACATATCGTCAACCAATGTAGGCATCATGCCTTTTTTATCTGTTCGGAATAACTGGCCATTACCACCTACGGCCTTGCCATAATTATTTAGACCTGCACCTTTTAGGATATTGTCGATATTAATGTTAATGACTTCTCCGTTTGATATGGTTTCGGGCGACATATTGTATTGCATAATAATAGATGGATACAGAGAGTTAAGGTCGAACGAAATAACATGGTCGTGTAAACCAACCTGAGGTTCTTTAACATAACCACCAGGGTAGGCAGACTTGACTTTTTCTTGACCGAATGGCATTGCAATTTTCTTATCGGCAAGATAACGATAGATAATGGATTCCCATATCACGGTTACGCCAAATGTATCGCCATAGTTTACGCCACCTTTATACGCCATGGTCATCATTAAGGTAATCAGACCCATCTTGTCCTCTAGGCGATCTACCAACTCCACGTCTTTGATATTATAGTCAATAAATTTTTGGTGATCATTCTTGTAAAGAGTATGGAGTGTGCCGTATTCTTCGTATGACAATTTCTTTTCGCCAAGAATAACATTTGCAATGTGATCCAGTTTATAGGATTCTTGAGCAGTGTAGGTATATTTTTGGAATAATTCTAGGTAGTCGGCAGTTGATATACCTTTAATATCGTAGGCAGTCTGATATCTGTTCATCATTTTAACAGATCGTCTGTCAATCATATTCCAGGGGCTGAACCGTTTGGCATTATCCTCACCAAGAATTTTGATTGTACGATTAATTAGGTAGGGAATATCAAAGAAGGTTACGTTCCAACCTGTAATAACATCTGGGCAATTACTAGGCAAAGACCAATGGTTAATAAAGTCCAGAAGCAGTTGGGCCTCTGTATCAAATTTTTTGTAGATAACGCGATTGGTTTTCATTATGGTTTGGGATACATCATATTCGCCTAGGCCCCAAACATAGTAGGTATTATCAATATTGTTTTTGATTGTGATCGAGATAATTGGATTGTTTGCCTCTTCTGGTTCTGGGAATCCATCATCAGAGGCAACCTCGATATCGATTGTGGTTACATTAATTAGGTTACGATTAAATTCGATTGTGCCGGGGAATTCGTCATTGATAAAGGAAGTGATATGTCTTTCGTTACCAAAGATTTGGCGACCGGCAGTTTGTTTGTTTTGATCAATCCATTCTTTGGCCTCTTTCATGGACTCGAACTTGATAGGGGCACATGGAGTGCCAGTTAGGGAAGTCCATTCACCTTTAGGCGAATTGACAAATAAGGTTGGTTGGTATTTGATTTTTTTGGTTATTTTCTTACCGTTTTCTATGCCACGGTAGAGAAGCATGTTGCCATAACGAGTTACATTAGTGTAAAATTTCATACCGAATAGGTCACCTTTTTAATAATAATATGTATATTGTATCACATTTTGCACGATTTGTCAACACTTTTTTGACAAAAAGGTTGGGGGTAATTTCTTACCCCCGCATGAATTAATCAGAATGAGAGGTTTGCTAGATAGATGGTCATTGGCGCTAGCCCTATTGTGACTACCGTTATAATTACCATTTCTAGGGTCTCTCTTACATCATCATATTTCATAAACATTTTTATAATGTCCATCATGAGTTGTTTCTCCAGTAAAAAAGTTTAGTACTTATCTACTGGGTGTTCGCTGATACTAGCCTTTCAAAAAAGATTTTTTCTTTGATGCCCCAGCAGACCCTATATCGATCTTCCTAGGACGCTTTTCTTCAGGAAGTTCTACTCTGGCATACACCACTAGTATTCCATCCTCCAGATCAGCACCATCAATTACGACAAATTCTGAGAGTCGGAAGCTCTTCTCAAATTTGCGAGATGAAATGCCCTTATATGCGTAATCACGCTCATCTTTTCCAACTTCACCTTTGACTTTTAGAATACCGTCTTTAAGCTCGACATCTATATCATCTTTAGTGAAACCTGCCACAGCGAGTTCGATCAGGAATTTTTCCTCATCGACTTTTACTACATTGTGTGGTGGGTAGTTATCAGTTCCTGACCTAGCACTTTGGTGGATTCTTTCGAGATCCTCAAAGAGTGTGTCAAAACCAACGAAGAGTGAACGCGGAACGTTCAAAGTATTTCTTACCATTTTTATGTCCTCCTATAAATAGCAAGGTTAAACGAGACCCGAACCCTCGGCATCTCTACATTTATTTATACAGGTTTACTCTTTAGTTTGTGAGTTTCCTATATTATATTTTGGACACAATTCCCATTGATTTTTTTCTTTAAAAGGAATAACCTTTATTTGTCTCAATGGAGCCAACGGTTGAGCATTTGCTGGTGTTACAATTGAAACCAGTCCCCAATCCGCTAAGAGAGTAGCAATTGTGTTCCTTCTCTCAATATCATTCTGTACCAGATTGGATGGTTTCCCATCTAGTAAGAATAATTCCTTAAAGTGTACTATAAAATATCTGCCCTGTTTGTGTAGAATGTGGCAGGACTGATATAGCTTTTGATCTTTGCGAGAGGCAACACCTATTCGTGTAAGTGTTTCTCTGATTTTTAGAAAGTCGTCCGGTTCGTTAAGGGATACCTCAAGCATTTTAGCCGGAGACCAATCGTGAATTTCAATATTTTCGTTTTCCACCTTTATAAATCCTTTGTTTCAATATTTCAAGTTCTTCATTACTAAATAATGGTAATACAGATTTAGCCTTTTCATTACTGTAACCATAATATTCTTTAATTAATTCCAAGTTGTCGATGTCTTGTGGTTTAATCCACTTGGACCATCTTTTTCTTTTCTTAATTATATTTATAAAAAAATCGTACTGAAGACGGGCATCCAAGTGATGATACTTATTCATTTCATTTGCAAATAAAATTGTATCTTGGTACATGGATAAACCACGGTTAATTATAAAGGCGTTATAATCCTTTTCGGAAATATCGTCAACCATAATACCTTTCTTGTTATAGGTAATATCGTTTATATATTCAAATGGACTCACTTAAACCTCACTCCAGCCATGATTTCGGTGCAACATGCAACCATATTGAGTTCATGATCTGCCACAAAACTGTTCTTGTACTGATAATCCGCAAGTATTAGCACGACCTGTGGGATACTTGCTGGTTCAATATAATCGTACATATTATCATAAATCTTCCTAAACATAGCAGCAGGCTCTACGTCTATGTTATCGGTAACCCACTGACGCATCTTTTTGAAGTCCTTGGCTTTCATTGCTGACATAAGGTCTTGGATAGATACTTCGGAAAGTGTAACCAATATACCAGAGTCAATAATACCAGATAATGAATATCGTTGTAATTCATTTAGGACTCTACGAAAGTCTGGAAAGTGTTTAATAATAAGTTCTGCAAGAACGGGTTTCTCGTACTCTACATTTTCTTTGTCGAGTATTTCTGATACCCTTTGCATAAACTGACCAGCCATAGGTTCTCGTTCTTTCTTAGGAATTGCAAATTCAACCACACTGCATCGTGAATGTAGTGGTTCAATGATTCTGTTTTTGAAATTACAAGTCATGATGAATCTGCAGTTATTGCTAAATTCTTCTATGAACCCTCTGAGTGCAGGTTGGGTGGACTGGGGATTCAGGTAGTCTGCCTCGTCCAGAATCACAACCTTGTATCCACCCTGTAAGGAAACCGTTGAGGCAAAGTGTTTGATTTTATTTCTGAGAGTATCAATATTACCCTCTTCTGATCCATTAATAATAATGTAATCAAGTCCGAGTTCTTCACAAATGGCTTTTGCCACTGTTGTTTTACCAATACCAGCAGTTCCTGTAAATAACAGATTCGGCAATTCACCTCCTTTAAGAATCTGTTTAAATGTATCTTTAAGCGATTTAGGTAAGATGGTATCTTCGACTGTTCTCGGTCTATATTTTTCTACCCATAAAAATTCTTCACGCATTTGTTACCTCCCATGATATAACGGTTGAAAGTCGGAAAGACCTCCAGGCCTTTTTATCCAATGCCCAAGCAACAAGATGATCTGATGCTGGATCGAAGGATTTAATTTCTGTAGTAATTCCGTTTTCTGTTAAGACTTTTGGATCGAGTGTACAAGGCATTACCCTGATTTCGTCCGTGTTAATTTTTTTGAAGGTAACGGTTACGATTCCGTCCCTGAGTGATTCGATTAATTTTGTGACTTCATTTGTTTGCATAATAATTCCATAATATAGGCGGTCCGATCGGTTATGTATATACTACAACGGCCTCTTCGTGGGGTAACCGGTGGACCAGAACCACCGATCGGACCATTCCCCAAACACAATATCTTATTCAGATACTTCTTCTACTGTAGGTTCATCTACAGCTGGTTCCTCAACTGGAACTGCACCTTGTGGCTGTTCACCTTTAGGAGCAGCAGCATTTAAAAATGTTACCACTCTGTTTCTCAAACCGCCAACGGCTTCTAGTTCAGTTCCTTCGAACCCGCCTCTTCGCGATACGATGTCAATGATTTGAACCATTGTCGCAATATCTTGAAGTGACAACTGAGGGTTTTCCTGTCCCTCTACAGATTTTACTTCTTCAGTCATGTTTTCTCCTTTGCAAAGCTTTAGACTAATTTAAAAGAGCTCCACCATTGGACACTCTTCCCATTATCCCCATAATTAAATGAGAATTTGTTATTGTATTTATACACCATAGGTTGATGTTTTTTCTAAAGCGATAAAATAAGTTACAGGTTTTGTTTTATTTACCCACTTAGAGATTAACCTTGATGAAATAAACACATCATAATCACCATCAATAAGCTTTAAATTAGCAATATTCATGATGAAATTAAAATCGGTTGCACTAGGATTAGTACCGACTTCAAGTTCAAAGGTATTTGCAGATGCATCTTTAAAGTCAAATGCTTTTAGTTTTACAACTCCATCTTTACCTTCGAGTGCAACATCAATATGCCCTAGTACAGATGCTGCCTTTTTAAGGCTACCCAAAGCTTCTGCAGTAAGTGTAATATTCACTTCTGTTTCTGGCATTGTGATATCCTTATCTGGCGATGTAAGAATACTTGGTTCAGCAAAGAAGTATCTTACCTTCTGTGAACTGTTACTCATTACAACGGCATTATCTTCAAACGAAAGTGTTGCCCCATCCACTAAGCCATGAATAGCAAGAAATTCGTTTAAATCATAAATTCCCATATCCTTTGGGAAATCCTCTACAATGTCTGCGACTGCCAAAATATTTTTAGCCTCAGAGATTGTTTTTAGTTTTTGCCCAGGCTTTAAAACGATGTTGGAGTTAATTCCAGCAAAGTTTGCAAGTAGGGCTTCAGTATCTTTCGATAATTGCATTTTCTTCTCCTAAATTAGTAGTTACCATTATATCAAAGATTGACTGTCTTGTCAACACTTTTTAAATTGGAAATGGTTTCCACATTATTATCATTTGAGTCGTGTATATGTAAAGCAATAACAGCATAGTGTAGGATTTTCATTAGGTCTTTCCTATTGTAACCATCTTTCTTACCATACCTTTGAGCATATTTTAATACATTACCCAATGCAAAACCCATACCATGGCCACAATCAATAATAAATTCCGTAGACTGAAATTTATTTTTGCTGTAGTGACTATCATAGGTTTTGTCAACATAACTTTGGAGCTCTTGGATAAGAGCTCTCTCGTTAAACTTATAATCTTTATCTGTCATTATAATTCCTCTGGTTCAAATTTTTGATATTCACCTGTTACTTCATCTGTTGCAAGAGGATCAATACCTTCGTCAACCTTACTGTAAAGATCAAGGAAGGCAACTTTGGTATCATCATCAAATCGAGCGATACACATTTCGATTGATTTCATTCTATCTTTGAAGATGGAATAGGTCTGTACAATGTGACACAGCCTTCTGGTTGAAATGACTTCGTCAACGCCATCATCAAAGAATGTTTTACGGATAATATCAGCCCAGGTTACCAGTTTATCTGCAAAACCTAAATCTGTTTCTCCGAATTTTTCCATGTGTTTTACGACAATCTTTGTTTCGATTGTGCGAGATGGAAACTGTTGGTCGATTGCGACTGTAAACCTTTCCAAGAAAGCATCATCAATAATTGATGCCGCAGTAAACCTACCATCTTCTGAGCCTTTACCTTTGGTATTGGCAGTTGCGATTACATTAAAACCAGGTGCTGGTTTAACGATCTCGCCAGTCTTTTTAACTAGGACTGGTTTACCTTCAAGGATACCTTGTAAACACATAATCTTGTTTGTTGCTCTGTCAATCTCGTCAAGGAGAAGAACCGCGCCATTTTCCATAGCCTTAAGGACTGGGCCTTTGGCAAAAACTGTTTCACCATTAATCAGCCTGAAACCACCAAGCAAATCATCTTCGTCAGTTTCTGGGTTAATCTGGACTCTGATAAACTCTCTGTTAAGTTTAGCACAGGCCTGTTCTACCATAAAGGTCTTACCATTACCTGATAAGCCAGAAATATAAACTGGGTAGAACATTTCTGATTTGATCATTTTAACCACATCATGAAAAGGACCCCAAGGAACGAAGGTTTCGTCTTTGACGGCATATGTCTTTTCTTCATTTACAATTGATTGCATTTGAGCAACATTTGCATTAGGCATAGCAGCTGCAGAATTTTGTGGCATATTTTCCCTTATAGGTATGATCACACCAGATAAATCGTATGTACCAATCTTGACTCTGGTGTCTGGGTCAAGTAATGGGTAGAAATCAGGGCCTCTAAAGCCTAGAGCCTTTGCTGTTTCTACAATTGTAGCTTTTCTAAATTGAGTTTCATCGGGGTATCTTGTAGCAAGTTCCTCGACAATTCTTTTGGTTGAGATTTTCAAATCATTCATAATATAATTAACTCCTTATCATTTAATATAGGTATATTGTATCACGCCTTGCAGCGTTTGTCAACACTTTTTTGAAACTTTTTTCACTTTTTTTTATCGTATATGCTCCTTACAATAAAAACTCTTACATAAGCCGCAACTGTCATAAACATTGTGCTGTATGTGGCCACCCAAAATGGGTCTACTATTTTTAAAACATCTATAAGCCAATATAAGAAGACAATCTGCAATGGGTAGTTAATTACCAAACCCGAACCAACTACCGTTGCAGTTTCTTTATGTCTTTGTCTTATATTTTTATGCAACAGCCGCTCCAAATTTTGTCATAATGACTTTGTTCAGCTTCTTAGACTTTGAGAATTTCTTAAATGCATTTCTGATTTGGCCGTCGGTTGCATCATCACTAACCTCAAATTCATCAGCGTCTGTTGCCAGATGTTTGCCATCCTTTAATACATAGTAGGTATCAAAGCCGTAAACATTATTAAATTCGACACACTTATTTTTTCTAAATTCAGTTCTGCAGTCCTTTTGGAAACTGGAATCCCAATATGCCTCTCTATTAATCTCGTAATTAATGTCTGCAACTCTTTGGTTAAAGTGATGATTGTCTCCCATAAAGAAGCAGATATTGTTTGTGCCATATCTCTTACGAATATTTTCTGTAAGGGCTGTTTGTAACTCCTTACGGCCGCCATAATCTCTACTTTTAAAATCTAGCCTTTTACCATCTATGATCATAGTTGTTTGAGAGCTGTAACTGTGATACCCGTCACCTCTTGCATCAGGATATGTAACTCTTAAATGGTCACCATCTCCATCGGAGAATACCACAAAGTTTACCTTTTGAGCTTGGTGCTTTATTTTAAAGTTCTTGACTAGGTAATGTGAAGCCATTAAAGCCTGAATTAATGGAGTTGAACCTAACTGTTCAGCTTTTCCTTCTTGGAAAAACAATTCATGGTTATAGTAGTCCGTAGAAAGAGAATCCATTCTTGCAATAAGCCATTTCATTGCTTCTTTAAAGTCTGCTTTATTAAGAGCAGAAGAGATTAATAATGGCATCTGAACATTTCCAACTTCAACATGATAAGCTGGTAAAGCCAAATCTGAGTTATCTCTCCACGATCCAGTAAAAGCATATACCTCAAAAGGAATATTGACACCCTTACAGAACATGATTGTATGCATTAATTGATCCAATACATGTGGTAGTGATCTCTGCATAGAGCCTGAGAAATCAATTAGCATTAACATACCGTGGTCTTTTGCATCGGCAAGTCTTGTTGTTTGTAAGAATATATCGTCATGCGTTTTGTATGACCAAAGCTTATTAACATCTAATTTACCAGTCCTTGCTGTTGTAGCCTTTTGATAACGATATGCTGCCTTTTTCATTTCAAATTCTTTTATTGCAATGGAAACGGAACCTTTAATTTTTCTTAGGTATTCTTTGTACCTTTCATCACCCTCAAGAGCTCTTGCAGGTTTTAGATATTCATACTCTTGCATAATACGCTTAAGAATTGATGTTCTGTCAGCCATAAGGTCTTTATGATCGATAATCATATAATCAAGAGCTGGTTTACTGAGGTCTCCAATAACCTTTACGGCCTCACCTTTCTCGTCTCTGTCGACTAAAGTTCTTTCCATTGCTCGATAAATTCGATCGGTCAAGGAAACATCTTCCTCTATTTCTCCGGCTCCTGATTGAGTCGTTTCCTCTGAATCAGACTGTTGAGCCTCTTCTGACTTTGCATTCTCTTCAGCACTAGGAGTTGGCTCATCCTCTTGTTCTTGATTTTTTTCCTCTGATTCATAATCGTCATGCCCCATATTGAAGTTATCTTCATCGGTACCAGATTCTTCGCTCTGTCCGTTAGATGGTTGTGGTTGTTGTATTAATTCAGGTGTGTGCTCTTTAGTATAAGCAAGAATATCGCGAACAACATTTAAAACATCTTCAAATGTTTCTGTATTCATAGTTCTTGTATAGAGGTCTTGCTCTTCACTATTAAAAGGAACAGAGATAAGGGATCCGAGTTTTGTTTTTAAATTGATTTTATCAATAAGTTTAATTTCATTCCAATCGGGATCTGATAAATCACCAAAGAAATCATCTTCAAATAGAACTCTGTAACCACGATTAAAAGCCGCGACCAATCCAGGGTATCTTGCTTGAACCTTTTTCTCGATTCTGGCATCTTCTACCACATTGATATATGACCTTGGGCAACCTTCGAGTTTTTCTGGGCTGTCATGCCATCCTTCAAAGGGTGTTTCTAGTGCGTGGCCGACTTCATGACCAATAAGCAAATCATATACATCTTTACCCATATCTTTCCACATAGGTAAGCCAAGGACTCGATCCTTAATATCGAACCATGCAGTAGGGTAATTACCGTGTTGAACGGTGATGTTTTCTTTAGCTAGAAGCTTAGGTAATATTGATTTATTATATTGTAACATGTTGTCTCCTTATCATTATGTATATAGTATCACGCTTTATCCCATTTGTCAACACTTTTCTGCATTTTTTTTTAATTTTTTTCACTATTTGGCGGAGAAGGTGAGATTCGAACTCACGGAAGTTTTACCTTCGCAGGTTTTCAAGACCTGTGCATTCAACCACTCTGCCACTTCTCCTATTTGGTGGGCCTGGTAGGGCTTGAACCTACGACCTGCCGATTATGAGTCGGTTGCTCTGACCAACTGAGCTACAAGCCCTATTTCTATTACTCACCCTCAGGCGGAGTATAATACTGATCTAACTGAAAAGTTTGAGCAAAAGTATCATGCAATCGGTCAAATCGCATCTCATAGAGTTCTTTTAAACCAAGAAGCATATTTGCTACACGATCAGCCGTTTCCGGTTCCATTTCAAATTTAGGATTGTCTAAGATGTTTTCATATAGCATTTCTAGATCATATACCACATTATTACATTGATGCATTTCATTTTCTAAATCAAATCGGTCTTTCATTTTTAGTTTCCTTTAGTTGTAGTTGGTGCCTCGAGCCAGACTCGAACTGGCACGACCGTTAAGTCGAGGGATTTTAAGTCCCTTGTGTCTACCAATTTCACCATCGAGGCGTTTGGCGTCCCCACCAGGACTCGAACCTGGAACCTACAGCTTAGAAGGCTGTTGCTCTATCCAATTGAGCTATAGGGACAGAAAGTATATAGTATCAAATACGATACCGTTTGTCAACACTTTTTTGTAAAAAATTGGAGCCACCTGTCAGACTTGAACTGACGACCTGATGATTACAAATCAACTGCTCTACCAACTGAGCTAAGGTGGCGTTAAGCTATTTTTGAAAAATTCTTATGTTTAAAGAATTCGATTTTTGATCTAAATTTGTTTTCCAGTATATCCCCTTTATGTGATATGATAAACACATTGGTTCCATCTTCTAAGGTACTTAAAATTTTGGTAAGGTTTTCTATACCATCATGGTCCAGAGAACTGTCAAAGGTTTCATCTAGTATCAGCAGATTAGTTGCAGCACTATTTTTAAGTTTTGCTATCTGCCTCCATGTAAATAGTAACGATAGGTCAATCCTTTGTTTCTCGCCTTCGGAAAAGGATGCATAATTAAATGTATCACGATGTCTGGATCGGATTGTTTCATTAAAGTTCTCGTCAAGGTGAAATGCAACAAAGAAGTCTAATATTTGTAGATATTGATTAATCAGTCTGTTCATTACAGGTAGATATTGCTTAATGACTTTGGTCTTGATACCAGTATCCTTTAACATTTCTCCTATAACTTCATTATAGGTTCTT